GGATGGGGATTAAATCCCATTTGTCGGGCGTCAGCGGCATGGTTTTGCTGCGCACACCGCCGTCGCGCGCGCTGGCGGAATAGCAGTGGTAGTCGTCGGCAAAGCTGTGTTTGACGGCGATTTCGCAATGGCTGTACTGCCCGCGCGTTGCCCACCGCACTGCCCAATCCATCAGCCGTTGCGCTAATTCTTTGGGCGACGTGCCCTGCTTGCGCCCTTTGTAGAGCGCCAGATAAACCTGCGTCATGGTCATCCTCCCATTTCAGGCAGCCTGAAAGTGATTTCAACCGCTGCCAAATCATCCAAAGTTTTCGCCCGCTCAATCTGCACTTGCAACGCTTGCCGCTGCCCTGCCACGCCTGCTGCCAATGCTTCATACTGTTGCGTTTTGCGCAGCGCGGCGCGAATCAGCATAATGCGGTCAATATTGCGGTGGTGGGCGATGCTGTCCAAGATGGGGGTGGGCGCGTTGTCGTCGTCTGCCCATGCGCGTGCTTCTGCGCCCTGCATCGCCCATGTTTCCTGCTCGAAGGCAGGCACAATATCCGTTTTTGCGTGCTCATCCACAAAGGCTTGCGCGGCGTTCGCCAGCTCGGTCAGCTTCGCGCTTTGGGCAGCCTGAAACGCTGTTTTTTCTGCCTCGGCTTGTTTGGCTTTATCCACTACCCATGCCTTGCCGTTCCATTGGTGCAACTCGCTGGGCGGCGCGGCAATGGTCAGATGTGCGGGCAGTTCGCCGATTGTGTCCACTGTTTCAGGCTGCCGCGTTTGCGTGTGATACGCCGTTTGCCCACGATAATCGGGCAGATATTGCCACGTCTGCTTTTCAGGCTGCCATTTTGCTGCCTGCCCTTGTTTACTTTCGGGCGGCTCGGCTTCAATGCAGCCCGCGGGGATTAGCCAATTTTCAGGCTGCATCGGGTCGGCATCAGCAACGGTTTGGCAAACGTAAAAGCCCTCTGCGTCTAGTTGGCACACGGGTTTGGTTTGGGGTAAATCGCTCATTGTTTCGTCCTTTTACATGATTAGATTTTGATGCACGCCAGCAGCGCGATGTTTCGTGGGCGGTTCTCATTGGCGGTTGGCACCACGCGCGAAGCGTCAAAATCCAATTGCGCCTGAATGCCGAAGTTCTGCCAGTTGTTCTCCCACACGATGCCTCGCGTGGCTTTGTTGCTGATGCCGAGCACGCCGTTGGGTCGGATGTCGTCTTGGGTATAAGTCGCCGCATTGCCCGCAATGTTGCGGATGGCATCGCCCTGCCAAGTCCCCAGCCCGCGCCCGCTGTCCACCCCGCGTCCATCGTCCCAAAAGCGCATAAATTCCCCACGCAAGTCGGGCAAGTTAAACGTGCTATGCCCATCGCCCACGCCAAAGCGCGTGCCAATCGCGGCAAACAGCTTGGCATACACTGTGCGCGATACCGCCGCACCGTTGGCTTTAAGCCAGCCTGCGGGGGCGTAGTCAGCGGCAAAGGTCATAATCATGCCACTGGGGCAGAAGCTGTTAGCCGTGTAGCCTGTGAGCAGCGTGTTTAATTGCGCGATAGCATCGTTCAGGGCTTTGCCCATTGCGGCAGATAGCGCGGCATCGGTTGCCGTGCTGCCCAGCGTGTTAATCAGCTTGACCACGCCCGCCAGCGTTGCTGTGGCGGCGGCAAGCTCATGCGTATGCCCGACTGTTTCGTTGCCCGCCCAGTTGCTGGTGCTGCCTGAAAGCGTGGACGGGGTTGCCAGCGCAATGCTGCGGTCGGCGGACAGTGTGCCGCCGCCGATTAGTCCTGCGCCTGCGGTAATTTGGCGGCTTTTTTGGGCTTGCTGCGCGGCTTCTAGCTCTTGTTTGAGCCAAACGGTGCGGTTGGCGAGTTGGCGCGTGGGTTTGTTGTCTATGCCGTTTTCGCCGCCCAGCACGGGGTCGGTGGTCTCAAACTGGTAGATGCCTTCTTCCCAAAAGGCGGTTTCTTTAAGGTTTGCCATGTGTTTTCCTTGATGATTGGGGCGTTTGCGTTTTCAGCCTACGCCGTGCCACGGTTAAACGCGCCATCGCGCGTGGCTTGCCCGTTGTGGCGCAGGCTGGCGGTTTGGTAGTCCAGCGCGGCAAGTACGCAGCGGGCGGGGGCAAAGGCGGCAAGGGTGCGCCGCAGCAGCGCGGCTTGGTCGTTGGTAATCGGGGCGTTCATGATGATGCGGTAGTGCGCCCAGCGGTCGCTGTGCCCGTGGCTGTACCGCCCGTCGCGGCGGATTTCGCCGTTATGGGTTTTATTGCCCATGCGCTCAATCAGTTCTACCTGCCCGAAGCCCAGCCGCCGCACAATCTCGCGGATTGCCCACGGTGTGCCTTTTTTACGGTGCAGCTCATACGCACCTTTAATCAAACGGCGGCGTGCGCTGTCGCTTTCAGCCAACCAGTAGCCGTCTTCGTTCAAGATGCTGCGGCTTTCTGCCAGCAAAATCAGATGTTCGGGGGCGAGCAAATCCACCAAGCGCGGCATCAGCTTGGGCGTGTCCAGCAGCGACAGCCGCAAGCCTAAATCGGCAAGGATTTTGTAGCGCTGGTCGCGCTCAATGATTTGGGCGTAGCTCAATTTCATGGCTAACCGTCCTGCTGCTCGGGCAGCACGCGCAGATTGAGCGCGGTGCAGCGCGCCCATTGGTTGGGCGCAACGATGGTGTGGGCGGGCGAATGCAGGATGACGTTGTACACGCCCGCTACTTTCAGGCAGCCTGAAATATCCAGCGGCACAATGTCGCGCCCGAGCTTCTGCCGCCGCTCGGCTTCAAATGCTGCCCATGCGGCTTCGGCGGCGGCTTTGGTTTCGGCGGCGTTTGCGCCTGTAAACAGCACCAAATCGGCGTTGACGGTGTAGTCCACCACTTTCGGCGCGTAAACCAGCACCGTATCGCACAGCGGGCGTTTGGTTTCGCCCGACAATTCGCGCTGCACTTGGCTAATCAGCTCGGCGGTCGGCGCACCTGTTTTGGTTAAAACGGTTACCGCCACCGTGCCGCCAATCGGGTTGCCCGATGTATCCATCGCGTTCGTCACGTGCACATCGCAAATTGCAGGCGATACCGCCCGCGCCCAGTATTGATACGCGCCCACGCTGCCCGCCACGCTGAAACTTTCGGGCGCAAGCAGCACGCGCTCGCGGTAGGCTTCGTCGCTTTCCACTTCCGCGCCGCCCGTGGGCACGCTGATATTGGCTGCGCTGATTTGCGCCGCGCCCACCAGCGGACTTTGCAGCGCATTGATTTGCCCGATAGACCAGCCATTGCCGCGTGTGCCCGTGGTGGTGCATTCCGCCAGCAACGCGGTTTCAGGCTGCCCCGCAGTCAGCTGCCCTTGTTCAATGGTGGCAAACAGCACATCGCCCGCGCCCACCAGCGTGCCGACAGGGATATTGACCTCGCTATGGAAATCGGCAGCAGCAAAACGCAACGTGCAACGCGCGGCAGACGCATTTAGGCGCGGCGTGTTCACATCATCGCCGCACAAATCCAGCATCAAGCCCGTGGCAAAGCGCGGGTGCTGCTGGCGGAAACTCTCGTTAATCTGCGCGCGCAGCAGGGTCTCGCGGTAGGCAAAGGTGTTAATCAGCAGCCGTTCAATATGGGCAGGCTGCAAGGTTTTGCCCGTGCGCTGCTCGTAATCGGCAATCATCTCGGCAAGCACCGTATCGGGGCTGTCGTCCACAATCTTTACGGCTTCGCGGCTTAATTCGGTAACGCTCATTAGTTCAATCCTGCGGCTAATCCTGTGGTGTAAACGGGGCTGGGCGACAATGCGCCATTCAATCCAGCGGCGATGCGCCATTGCACCCGCATTTGAATGTGCGGTGCGCTGCCACTAAACAACACGCGCTCCACCACCGCCCGCTTCTCCCAAGTTTGAATCGCCAGCACAATTTCGCGCACCGCATTGGGGCGGAACACGTCCTCGGGCGTGTCCAAATAATCAAAATGGTTGGAGCCAAAATCGGGGCGCAGCACATCGCTGCCCTTGCGCGTGGACAAAATATGGCGAATGCACAAATCTATGTCGTCCGCGCCTTGCGTGATGCCCGTGCCGTTGGGGGCGAGTTGCCAATGTTGGGAACGTGGGGTGGGGGTAGTCATGCGGGCATGATAGGGTTTCAGGCTGCCTGCAGCTTTTAATGCGGATTAAAAAACGCCGCGCAAAGTGCCTGATGTCAGGAACTTGCGCGGCTGCAAGAAACGGATTGCAATGAATTATTGTTGCTTTACGAATAAGTAATTTGAGAATTTATTTAGGGAATGACTAATTGTAAGGGTTGGCGTAGTAATTAAGTTGGTCGTATCTATTTTCTAACTCTGTAACTGCATCCTTAAAAGGCATGCTTCCTATTACAGGTTTGTTTACAATGGTTCCTATAACCAATTTACACAACAATCCACACATATATTGGATATGTGAATAAGTATTTGGGTTGTTTATTTGATTACAGAAATTATAGTTATAGGGGGACTTATCATTTGTTAGTAAGTCGTTATCATCTTTTTTTGTAAGCCACAACCGAATCAACTCAATAATATTAGAAATATTTTCATTTTTAAATTCGGAATTAATTGAATTGATGTCTAAATTAACACCTAATCTTTGCTCTTCAAATATTTTTTGTAGAGCATAAGCAATGTGTTTTCTTTGCCATTGAATTGTTTGTGTATTCATGATTCAGTCTTTCTATGTATATGTAATTGATAATTTTTGCAACGCTGTTGCAACCTGCATCAGATAGCCAAGATAAAGTGCAGTTCTACGCCCGTCAAGCATGATATTTTTACTCTGTTGCGTTACCGCCACTAACGCTCGTTCACCTTCGCCCCCGTAATCTCCCCGCCTGCGTCAATATTGCCGCCCGCTTCAACATTACCCGTGATGCTGATATTGCCGTTGATTTGCGCGGCATTGCCTGCGCCGCCGCTACCCATCATGCCGCCTTGGTAGGTAAAACTGCCTTGCACCAGCAGATTGCCTGTGGTCGTGGTAGTGGGCGCGTCAATCGTAACTGCGCTGGCTTGCACCAACACTTTGCCGCTGGTTTTCACCAACACATCGCCCGTGCGGCGGTCGTGCTCAATGCGTGTGCCGTTGCTGTACTGCAAAACGTGCAAATCGGCATGGCTGGCGGGCGCAGGGTCGGCGTCGTTGTAGATTGCGCCCAGCACCGCGCCGCTTTCGCCCTGCGCGTCCAACAGGCACACCACCAGCTCGCCTACATCGGGCAGGCTGTAAAACTGATTGCCGCCTGCCGCCAGCGTGAGCATCGGCAGCCAATCGGTTTGCAGGTTTTCCAGCGCGGGCAGGGTAACGCGCAGCGCGTGGCGGCTGGCATCTACGGCAGCAACCGTGCCAAATTGCAAGGTGGCGGCGAAGTTATGGCTGGGCTGGCGCATCATTGTGTTCACTTTCTTCTGCAATATATTCAACCATTTTGATTTCCAAATCCGTGATATAACCGCGCGATTTGCTGTAATCATGCCGCGCCTGTTTCACCAGATAGCGTCCGCTAAATTTACCCATGCGCTGCAATTCAATCACTTGCCCCGCCACCAGCAGCGCATTGCCAAACAGCGTGATGTTGCCCGCGCAGCGTTCCTCTTGCGCGTCTTGCAAGGCGGCATCGGCGCGGGCGTTGGTTTCGGCTTGGCTCTCGCCCTTGTTGGCCGTGATTTTCAGCGTGTCGCCCGAAGTGTGCCGTTTGGCTTTGCCGCGCAGCGGTTGGGTTTTGCGCTCGGCGCGAATGGCGCGTTTCTTTTTCGCATCGTAGCCTTTTACCACCGCCTTATCGGGCGTGCCTTTAATCAAATCGCGCAGGCGAATGGAAAGCAGGTTTTCAGGCTGTATCACCAGCACCGCTTCTTGCTGCGAGAGCGCATCGTTGCGGGTAAACACCAATTTTTTGTCCACAATTTTAAACGTGTGCCCATATTGCTTTGCCAGCCGAGCCAGAAACTCCACATCGCGCTCTTGATACTGCGTGATGCGTTGGATTTTGATGGGCTTGATGCTGCCTGAAACCGTGAGTTTCAGCCGCGCGGCAATCACGTTCACAATATCCGCCAGCATCATGTTTTCGTAGGCTTTGGGCTGCAAGGTACGATTGGCGTGGCGAATGCCTGTGGACAAGGCTTTGAGCGATACCACATCGCCGCCTTGCTGATTACGCTGCCATTCAATTTCTGCCAGCTCAAAGCTGCCCCAGTTGATTAAGCCTGTAAACTGGTCGCCGCAGCCTAGGCTGAGTTTGTCGCCTTGTTCGGGAAACCATGAGCGCAGCCAACGCCCGTCCACATCTTCAAAATGCAGTTGCAATTCGTCCGACTGCTCGCCCAAGTAATCGGTGTAGCTAAACGACAGCAAATACGGCTCTACGCTGGCGGTGATGTCTTTTTGCTCGTAGGTCAGCACAAAGTTAGGACGGGTAACAGGGTGCGATGTGGGCGGCGGCGCGGGCAAAGGTTTTTTCAGGCTGTCTGAAAGGCGGTCTAATAGGCTGTCTAACATGGTGTGCGCTCCAATCTGTTAATTTTCAAACCACGGCGGCAGCAAATCCTGCCGCTGCGTTTCGCTCTGCCGCACCACAGGCACAAACACGGTCAAGCCGCTGGCAAACTGCTCGGCAAGCGGCAGATGCGGGTTGGCGGCAATCAGGCGGTTAATCGCCAGCGCGTTGCCGTAATGCTGGTGGGCGATGGTGTCCCAGCGGTCGCCGTCCTGCGTGATGTAAACCAAAATGCCGTTGATGCTCATGCGCCGTCTCTCCTTGCCGCCACAAATGCGGTCAGCGTTTGCACCGCCGCCGCGCCGTTGCCCAAACTTTCCGCCGCCGCATCCAGCGCGGCAACGCCTGCGCCAAACCAGCCGCCCACGCTGCCGCTCTCTATCCCCGCGCGAAATTCGCCCACCGCGCTGCCCATCTGCTGCGCCGCCTGCGCCGCTTGGGCGGCAAACTGCGCCGCGCCCGCCAAATCGCCAAAGCTCTGCACGATTTCAGGCAGCCCGTTTAAATGGTCAAGCGCGCCGCCCGCCACGCCCAGCACATCGCCCACCAAATTCAACACGCCTGCGGGGTCGTTTTTAATCTCCCGCGCCGCCTGAATCAGGTTTTGCATCGCGCCGATGTCGTTTTCCACCGCGTGGTAGATTTTGACCGCCGTGCCGATTTTTTCCGCAATGGGATTCAGCGCGTTTTGCATACTTTCAGGCAGCATTGCCAGCAGCGGGTTTTGTTCGCCCGCAACCACCGCAGGCGCAGGCAGCGGATTGTTCGGGTCGCCGACAAATTCTTTTAGTTCTACGTCTATTTCCCGCGCCGCCGTGCGTCCGTTTTTATCCATCTGCAAGGTGCGCGCCGTGAGCCGCTCAATCACAAACCAGCCGACAAACCGCCCCGTGCCGTAAACCAGCGACACCGCCTGCTGCGCTTCTTTGGCGGCAATTAGCCCGTGATACGCCGCGTCCACATCGCCCAGCTTCCAATGCAGTTTTAGGCTAAACCGCAGCTCGGTGAGCGCGTTGCCCATCGCCTGCAAGCGCGCCCGCCCCGCCAGCACATCATGCTGGGCAAACTGCGCCGCGTGGGTTTCTTCCAAGCTGGCGAAGCTGCCCAGCAGCTCAAACGCCACATCGCCCAATTGCGCAAACATCAATACGCCCTCCGCTCGCGCTCCGCCATCATGCGGCGGAACAGTTGTTCAAATTCTCGCAGCCCCATTTGCAACGCCGTTTCAATTTCTTGCCGATTGCCGCCCGCGGCGTTAATGGTGGGCGAAAAATGCACCACCATGCTGCCGCTGCCCGCGCCCTGCTGCTGCGCCTGCCGCTCGCTTCGCGCTTGGTGCAAACCTTCCGCGCCGGCGGACAGCCGCGCCGACAAATCGCTGCGAAAGCCGCCCATGCGTTCGGCAAAACGGTTTTTCAGGCTGCCCGCCAACTGCGCCACACGGTTCACAGGCAGCGGCGCGCCTTGGTTTACGCCAATCGCCAAGCCCTGCGTGATATAGCCGCCGAACGCACGGAACACACGGCTGGGAGAATGGATGTCCATCACGCTGGCAAAGGCGTTTTTAGCCCGCTGCGCCAAGTTCTGAATCGCCGCCATCACGCGCCCTGCGGCAGCCTGAATGCCGTTGACCAAGCCGTCAATCAGCATACCGCCGAAGCCTGTAAACTGCGCGGGTAGGGTAACGCCAAACCAGCTCATCACAGCGGCAAACGCCTGATAAAACACGCCCAGCGGCGACCAGTTGGCAATCAATGCCAAGATACCCGACAAACCGCCGTTAAACGCGCTTTGCACATTTGCCCACGCGTTGGCAAAAAAGCCTGTAATCGCATTTGCCACCGTACCCACCACGTTGCTCAAATCCTGCCACAGCAGTTTCGCTCCGCCGACCACGCCGTCCCAGCGCGTGTAGAGCAGATAGGCGGCGGTTGCCAGTAGCGCGAGTGCGATGCCGATGGGGTTTGCCAGCAAAAATGCGCCCAAGCGGGCAAAGCCCTGCATCAAAATGGGTATATAGCTGCCCAGCGTAGCAAAGCCGCGCAGCACCCAGCCCAAGCCCGAGCCGAGCAGGCGCAGGCTGCCTGAAACCGCGCCGCCGATGCGGGAGAATGCCGATAACACCGCACGCGCCTGCCGCGCCGATAAGCCCAGCAAGCGAAACGCCGCGATGCCGCGCCCAAAACGCAACAATTGCAATACGCTACGCAAGCGCAGCAGCGTTGCACTAAACGATAAAAATTTGCCTGCCGTGCCAAATATTGCGCTGCCGATTAAGCTTAACCCGTAGCGCGCCACCAAGCTGCCTGCCTTAAAGCCTGCAAACGCGGCAATCGCCAAATACACGTTTTTAATCAAATCAGGATGCGCTTGGGCGAAACGGATAAACTGCTCCACCATCGGCTTTAAGCTGTTCAACAAATCATTGACCGCAGGCAGCATCACCGAGCCGATGCTGATGGCTAGATGCGCCAACTGGTTTTTAAACAGCTGCCAGTTGTTTGCCGTGGTCGCGCTGCGGGCGGCAAACTCCTTGTCCATGCTGCCCTCAAAAGCGGGTTTGCCGTCTTTGCCCGTATCTTTGAGCGCGGCGATGGATTTCTGATAGGTGTCAATACTGCCCGCCAGCACGGCTACATCATCGGCGTATTCCAAGCCAAACAAATCCACCAGCGTGCCCATCTGCTTGGCTTTGGGCAGCTTGTTAAGCTGTTTCAAAAAGTCCAGCAAGGCTTGCTCGCCGTTTTGCGCAATGTTCTTTTTTAGCTCCTGCGCGGAGATGCCCATGCTTTTCAAGGCAGCCTGAAACTTTTTGCCGCCCTTGTCCGCCGTCATCAGCTTGGTCAGCATGCCGTTAATCGCCGTGCCCGCCACTTCGGGCGGTTTGCCCAAGCTGATAAACGCGTTGGCAAGCGATGCAGTTTGCATCTCGGTCAAACCAAACTGCTTGGCAACGCCGCCCACGCGCCCGAGCGTGGTAACAATATCGCTGGCTTTGGCAGGGCTGCTGTTAGATAGGTGGTTGATGGCATCGCCCAGCTTGCCGATTTGGTCAATCGGGATTTGGTACACGTTCGCCAGCTTCGCCATGCTGTCGCCCGCCTGCTCGGCAGACATATCAAACGCCACGCTCATCTTGGCGATGGTTTCGGTAAAGCCCGCAATGTCCTGCCGCGCAATGCCCAGCTGCCCGCCTGCCGCCGCGATGGCAGCTAGCTCTTTGCCTGCCATCGGGATTTTATGCGTCATATCCAGCAAATCCTGCTGCATCTGCTGGAACTGCTGCGGCGTGTCAAAATCCACCACCTTGCGCACATCCGCCATGCTGCTTTCAAAGTCCATTGCGACTTTGATGGGCAGCAAAGTTGCCCCCACGCCCGCTATCACGCTCATGGCTTCGCTGCGCAGCTGTTCGCGCGCGTTGCGCCCTAATTCCAAGCGTGTTTGAATGGCTTGGAGTTGTGTATGGCGGCGGTTCATGCGGTTTAAGGTTTGCCCCAGCTCAGCTTGCTGCCGCTGCAACCGCGCCAAATCCGCGCTGCCCGATGCGCTGGCGCGGCGAATGGCACGCCCCAACACATCATACTGGCGTTGCAAAATAGACACGCTGCTGGCTAAATCGCGCGTGCCGCCCAGCACCGAACGAATCGCCGCTACTGCGCCGCCCACCGCTGCGCCGATATTGATGGCTATTGATAATTCCGCCGCCATGCTTTATCCTTATGAAACGAATAATATTTTTTATGGAAGGAAACAAAATGCTTGCTCTGATTGGTGTACTCGCTTTTGCCTTTGGCGCGCTGGCGGTGGTGGCAGTTGCCATAGGCGCAGCATGGGGTGGCTACTATGTGCTACGCGATACAGCGGGGCTGTTCAAAGAAACCGCGCTGCTTGCCCGCCACATAGCTAAAAAGCCCTAACCCTTCCGATACCGCTCCCTAATTTGCCGATTGGCTTCATCTAGCCAGTCGGCAAATTCGTTTATCGGCAGCTCGTAAATCTCCTGCACGCTCCAGCCAAACCACCACGCCATATCGGCGCAGGCGGCAAGCAGCGTGGCATCAAGCGTCTGCTGCGTTTTCAGGCTGCTGTTCACTTTGGGCGCGAAAGGTGGCTTGAATGCGCTCCAAGTCTTTTAAATCCAGCATATCCAAATCTTCGGGGACTAAACCTGTAATCTGCGACACCAACGCCAAGCCTTGCTCGGCTTCGCTGGCAATGTGCGCCACCGCACGCAAATCGCCCACACGCGGGCGGCGCACGGTTACTTTGTCTAACACCGCGCCCGTTGCCAAGCGCACGGGGTAGGCAAGTTCAATAGTGGTTTCGCCGTTTAGGCTTTGGGTCAGTTGTTTTGCGGTCGTTGCCATCATGGTTTCCTTGTCTTAAAGGGGTTAAAAACACGGCAAATTATCGTTTCAGGCTGCCTAAACGGCTTTTAACGCGCATTAAAAAACCAATCTTTCCTGACATCGGGAAAGATTGGTTTTGTTGTTTCAGGCTTACGCGCCAATATTCTTGCGGAACTGGCTCAACGCGTCCACGCCGCCGACGCGGTAAACATTGGTAAACGCGTTGTAATACAAGGTCTCGCGCCCCGCAATCACCACGCGGATTTCGTGCGCCTGAAAGGTAGTCGGATGCTCCGATTTTTCCTTCGGCTTAAACGTGCCGACCGCGTTTTTGCTGAACATCACGGTGGCGGTTACCACCACGGGGGCTTCGGTTTTGAGACCTGCCGCGTTAAAGGTTTGCAGGTTGCCGCGCACCATCAGCTGGGCGGCTTTAAACGGATGATAGGCTTTTTCGGCAACGGCGGGATAAATGCTGTTCCAAGTAATCTCACCTTCCAAGGCTTCCACGCCGCTGGGCAGTTTGATGGTGCCGACCATGCCCAAGCCTTTATGCTCGTCTTGGCTGATTTCTATCTCGGGCATTTTAAACTCGGCGGCTTGCCCCATTAGGTTGGTGCCGTTGAGATAGACGTTGGCGTTGTAAATGGCGTTGATTTCGCTCATGTTGATTGTCCTTGTGTTGATTTAAACGATTAGCTGCTGGATACCAAGTTCGCCAAATATTTGCGTGTCATCACGCTGGTATTGGTGGCGCGCTCCATCGGCAACTTGGGCGTGTATTCATACACAATCGGCACTTGCCCTTTGGAAAACGCGTCCACAAGGTCGTAGTCGTAATCCAAGTCCACAGTAAAACCAACAATGGATTGCAGCGTGCCAAAGTAGGTGCGGTAGCCCGCCAACAGCGTATCCAGCAGGGCTTCGTCTATCGGCAAGTCCATGTATTGCAGGTCAAAGCGGCGCAGGCTCTCGTCTATCACATCGCCTGTACGCTGCGCGGTTTCAAAGTTTTTGATGTGCGATACGCTGGGGAAGCACGCCAAGCGGTTGCCCCACAGGCGGTAGCCCGTGCCGTAGCTGTTAAACACGGTGGTGATGCCTTTTTCGTTTAGGCGGTTGGTTTCCGATTGCGGGTCGTCCACGCGAGCGGTTAAGCCGATTTCCAAGCCTGTTACGCCGCTTAATTCGCGGTTGGAAATGCTGAACCAGTAGCCGTGTTCCACATCGGTTTTCATGCGCAAGCCTGCGGCATGGGTGGCTAGGCTTTCTACGCCGAGCAGCCCGACAACGTGTGGGAAAAAGAGCTGAACGCGGTCGCTGGATGTGTTGAAGTTGATGCTGCCCAAGTTGCCGCGCCCTGTAATCGCTTGGCTCAATGTGGTGCCGCGCGGCGCGTCCACATAAGCAATGGCGTTCAGGTTGTCCGCCAGCGTAATCAGCGCGGCGGCGCAGGTGGCGGTGCGGTCAAACTCGGGCGCGATGATGATTTTGGCATCCGCGCCAAAGCGGTTAAAGCCTTCTTTAATCAGCTCCATGCCCGTGCGTTTGCCTGTTGCCGCCACATAGCCGCCGATGATGTCGGCTTCGGTTACTTTGGCAGGGTCGGTGTAGCTGTAATCGGCGGTGGGCGTGGTGGGCAGGGTTTTGAATTGGATTTCGCCAGTAATCAAATCGTTCACCACATAATCGCGCCCTTCCACCAACGCGCCGCCGTTGCCGTTTAGCGTGTAGCTGCCCGCTTGGATTGCGCCGTGCGCGGTGCGGGCGATGAGCGTGTCGGGGTCTATGGTTAAGGCTTCGCCTGTTACGCTGGATTTGTGTTTGTCGGGGTCGCACACGTTGACCACATAGGCGATGCCCGATTGGTAGCGCGTCCAAATATGGGCGGCATCGGGGATGGTAAAGCCCCTGCCTGTAAGCGTGCCAAACTTGGCAAAGTCTTTGCCGGTCTGGCACAGGGTCAGTTCGTTGACCGCACTCGTGGGAGCGGTGCCGATGATGGCGGTAATCGCGCCGTCAACGGTGTAAACGGGGGACGAGCCGCCGTCAATGCGTATGGTTTCTGAGCCGTGATGAAATGCTGCTGCCATGTGGTGTCTCCTATGGCTGTTTGGGTTTTAACTGGGGGTCAAGCGGCGCGCCGCGCTGGCGGTGCAGCGTGCGCACAAGAGTGGTCAGGTTTTCAGGCTGCCGCAGCTCTACCTGCTGGGTTTCGGTCTGCACCGTGAGCGCGTATTGCCATGCGCCTGCGGTCTCGCTTAAAAACTGCTCGCGGATTAAATGGCAGGGCAGGCAGTTGGGCGGGGCAAAGCCGACAACGGCAAGGCGCACCGCATCCAAAATCGCCAACGCGCCGCTTTCGCCGTGCAGGCTTGCGCCAATCACGGTTAATTGCAGCGTGATGTCGCGCTGCTGGGCGATATGCCCCAAGCCTTCAATCCGCGTGAACTGGCTGCTCTGATACGCCACCAGCACCGCGCCTGTGGGGTGGATAAACTGGTAATCGGCGGGGCGTTCGGGGAACTCGTCCACCTGCACCCACGGAATCGCCTGCTGCACATGGTCGCGCAGCGCGTCAATAATCGGCTGGATGGCAGACATCAGTAGCCGCTCCAATCGTGCTTTGCCGCTGCGCGGACGTGATACGCGCCGCGCTCGGGCTGGCGGGGTTTGTTGTCGGTATCTATGCCGATGTGGATTTTGCCGTCGCGGATTTGTTCCAGCGTTTTGAGCGTGGATTGGTAGGCGGTTTCCAGTGTTTTCGGGAAATCGGCGCGGTTAATCCGCCGCGCGTGCAAAAAGTGCCGCGCAATGTTGATGCACAAGGGCGGCAGAATGGTCGGCACACTCGCCAGCGGCAGCGGATAACGCCCGCTCAAATAGCCGTCTGCCAAATCGCAGGCGTAGGCAATGGCGGTTTGCACCACATCATCGTTCGGCTCGGTGGCGCGCGGGTCGTCATTGGTCAGCTGCGTCAGCTCGGCTTTGCTCATGGCGCGGGCTAAATCATCGGCGTTGATATACATGGCGGATTACTCGGCTTTGTCGCCCTTGCCGCGCTTGGCTTTTTCAGGCTGCGGTTCGGGTGTGATTTCGTTTTCAGGCTGCCCGTCTGCTGCCGTTTTGCTTTCAGGCTGCATCAGCTCGGGCGTGCCGACAGGCGTAACGTGCGCGGCAACCTGCTCATACTGCGCGTCGCTCAACTCTGCCACTTCGCCGCGCTCTACGCGGTAATCTACTCCCTCATCGTTGGTTAAAATCAGCGGGGTGTTGGCAAGATAGAATTTCGTCATGGCTTACCCTTTCAGCAGCACAGCGATGATTTCGCCCGCCGCAGCGGCAGCGGTTACGGCATAGCCTGCGGCTTGGGTCTCGCCCGCCACCGCGCAGCCGTTGGCATCGGCAGCCACTTTTGCGCCTGCGGCAACCGCGCCGCCTGCTTCCACCAGCGCAATACCGATGCACTCCACCGCCATTGTGTCGCCCGCTTCGGCATCGCGCGGAGATACGCCCAGCACAGGCGCGGCAGCTTTGGCTTGCTTGCCGTCAAAGCCGATAAAACGGTTCGCCACAATCGGCGCAGCGGCTTGAGTGGTGGTTACCAGTACCACTTTTTTCGTTGGGGTCATCTTTTCTTTCCCTTTCTTTCAGGCTGCCTAAACCATTCAGGCAGCCTGAAAACATCAATCAAATGCTTAAACAGCCTTGTCAAACAAAAACCCGCACGCGCCGCCGACAGCGGCTACTTTGCGAATATCGGTATAGCGGGCGTATTCCACCTTGCCACCGTTTTGCTCAAAGCGGTCAACCACGGGCATACCCTTGCGGCGGAAGGTGTAGCCAAAGGCAGGCTCGCCTTCGTCGTTGCCCGAGCTGTGCACAGTCGGGCGCACAATCAGCGCGGCAAATTTGCCCCATACATCATGGGTTTGCTTATTTTGCGCAGGCGCAGAAACGGCGTTGCCGATAACAACTTCATCTACTTCAAACAAGATTTTCAGCAAATCCAGCGTAATCAGTTTGCGCTCACCGCTGCCCAGCATCGCTTGCAGTGCAGGGTGGTACGACAACGCGTGTGCCACGCTTGCGCCTAGCACCAGCACATTCGGCTTCACGCCACACGCCGCGCGGACGGTTTCTTTCGCGTCCGCCACATCTTTCACGGGGTTGGCGTTGGCATCGCTCCATTGGGTTGCGGCGGACAAATCCTTGTAATGCCCGCTCTCGTAAGACTGCTTGGCTTGCAACAGCGCGGCGGCTTCCAATTCCTGCCGCAGCTGCACGCCCATCACCGCGCGGCGCGTGGCTTTGGTTTGCTCATCAAACAGGCTTTCGGCGCGCTCGCGGTAGTCCACGCCCACCATCAAATCGTGCTCTTCCAGCACAATCGGCAAATAATGCGGCGTATCCAGCGTAATCACATTGCTGGCTGCGCCCACCGCGCGTTCGGTTTCGTATTCCACAAACGAGCCTTTGCCAAACTTAGGCACTTTCACGCCTTCTTTATCGGTAAACACCACAGGGAACAGCTTTTCGCCGATAAACTCGGCTTGCTTGTAGCCCAAGGCAAGTTGGGTCAAAACGGGGTCAATCTGCCCGCGCAGATTGCGTAAATGGGAAGTGCTCATCAGGTTTCCTTTATGCAGGGGTTATTGGACGGTGCGGCGTGCCGCTTCTTCGTAGGAGATGTTTTCGCGTTTCGCCAAGGCAAGGGCGCGTTCGTGGTGCGATTGCGCGGCGGGGTCGGCGTATTCGCCAAAGTCGCTGCTGCCGATTGTTTTCAGGCTGCCTGCGCGTTCGGCGGTGGCGATTTCGCCTGCTGCCACAATCGGCGCGCCGCCGCGCAAAAAGTCTTTGAGCGCGTCCGATAGCTTTTTGCCCTCGCCAAAATCGGCGGACGCAGTGTCGGGATAATCGGCACAATCCAGCACGGCAACGATTAAATCTTTATCGGCAGGTTTCAGGCTGCCTGCTTTAACCAAGCCTTCGGCAAAATCGGCGTTTTGCTGATGTGCGGCATCGCGCAGGGCTTGTTCTTGCTCGGCTTGCAGCTTCGCCAGCTCGTCGCGGGCTTGCTTGGCTTCGGCTTCGGCTTTTTCCCGCGCGGCGCGTTCGGCGGCTAATTGTTGTTTATGTTGTTCAACATTCATGGGGTCGTCCTTTACAGGGGGTTCGGAAAAATTAGGCTCGGCTTCAGACTCGGGCGCAGGCGGCGCAACGGCATCAATCTGCCAGTCGGGTAGCACGCGGTCGGCGGCTTCTATGCCGTCCTTGCCAATCAGCCATTCACGCAGGTTGCGCAGCATTCGCGCCAACAGCCAATCGCTCTCGCCAAAGGAAACAATGCCGTCTTCATCATCGGCAAAGTTAATCGCTGCCAGCCCTTTTACAGCGGGTGGGTGTGCACCCAAAAATCCCACATGGCGCAAATACCAGTTATCAGGCTGCGGGTTGCTGGGGTGGTTGGGCGGATAGAAGCTGGCGGAAACTTTTTTGTAGCGTCCTTTTTTAACCAGCTCGGCAAAGTCATCATCCACCTGCGCGAAATCGGCAAACAAGGTGCCGTTTTCTGCTTTCAGGCTGCCTACCCAGCCATAGGCGGGGGCGTTGGTGCTGGGATGCCCGACCACAATTGGGGCTTCGTGTTTGTCGGGGGAATAGTGGCTGGCAATCGCGGCAACCTGCTCGGGGGTAATCGTTATCGTGCGCCCGCTGTTGTCCGTGCGAGTGCCAGCGCGGAAGATTTCATGGCGCATGGCTCTGTCTCATAGGTTTAGTTGCGGCAGATTATGCGGATAGGCAGCCTGAAAAACTTTTAACGCGCATTAAAAAAAGCAGCCTGAAAACGGCTGCGGGCAAAAATCGCGCTCTGTTGCGTTTTAAGCGCGTTGATGGCATGGGATAGACAAACGCTCGTTTCGTTCGTGCATCGCGCTGCTGGGGTGGTCTATTTTGGTCTATTTGCTATTTTTGGATTAAAGGCGAGGTGGCAGGCGAAAAAAATCGGCGCGGGGGGGGAAAGCGCCGGGGGGGGGGGGGGGGGGGNNNNTTACTCATCAAAAATACTCCTTTGCCGCGCCTGCAAATCCGCCGCGCGGGCGCGCTTGATGATTTGGTAAATCTGCTGGGTGGCAAGGTTGTATTTTTTCGCCAGCTGCTGGTGGTTTTTGCCGTCAAATTCCGCCCAAATCTGCCGGTCGCGCTCGTCCAGCTCGCCGCCTGTGTTTTTGGGGAAATAGATAATCTGCCCGCGCCAGTTGTCGGTGATATGGCGCGAGAGCTGCTTGCTGATTTGGATGGCGGTCGGGCGGCTGATTTGCGGAACGTGCGCCAGCAGGCAGGCGCAGGCTTGGTCTTCCAAATCGGCAATCAGCTCGGGGATGCGGCTGTCTGCCATGTTGTGTCCTTTCGTTTTTGCAACGTTGTTTCAAAAATGTTTTGATAAACAATATTTTATCAAGTTTCAGACTGCCTGAAAATGCCCCGCGCGACGGGGGCGGATTGGGCAGGCGCAAAAAAGGCGGGGTTTAAACCCGCCGTGATCTGCCATATCAATCTCTGCTTAACCAATTTTTCAGCCGCTCAATCAAGCGCGATTGGATATTGCCGTTTTCGCGCCATGTTTCGCCGCCGTGCTTGGCGCAAAAGCTGTGCAAGGCATGGTCGGTGTTGTGGCGCACTTTGCCCTCGGCGTATAGCTTTTTCCACAAATCGCGCAGTTTGTCGTACTGCGTGGCAAAGCCTTGCCATTCCTCGGCGCGGCTGGGCGATTGACTCACTTCAAAGCCCCGCGCTTTCATGTGTCGCAACACGAGTTCTAGCTGCGCAACGTTTAGCCCTTTGCTGCTGGTGGCTTTGCCTTGCGACACAATAGCCAGCATAGTGCGGTATTCGCCTTCGCTCATGCCCACTTGCTGCTTGGCGATGTGGATTAGGCGGATTAAGTTGGCTTTTTTGTTCAATAATCGGCTCATCGTTCGCTCCTAAAAAAACAGCCTGAAAAGCGGAAATGCGTTTCAGGCTGCCTATGGTTTATTTAACCGCGTCTTTCAACGCCTTGCCCGCGCTGAATTTGGGCACGCGGCTGGCGGGAATCAGCACCGCTTCGCCTGTTTGCGGGTTGCGCCCCATGCGCTCGGCGCGGTCGCTGGTTTTAAACGTGCCAAAGCCGATGATGGCTACTTCGCCGCCCTGCGCCAAGGCATCAATCACGCTGGCGCAAAACGCATCCAGCGCATCGCCCGCTTTGGCTTGCGACAGCCCTGCACGGTCGGCGATTTGTTTAACCAGTTCGGATTTATTCATGGTGTTACTCCTGTTTTCAAAGATTTAAAGGGGCGGATTTACCGCTCCGCCGTTGCGGGTTTTGTGGGGCGATTGGATTTCAGGCTGCCTTAAAGCCAAGCTCGCCGCCCACCTGAACATATTTGCCCTGCTCGTTGCGCCTATGGATGCGGATGTATTCGCGCGTGGTTTGGGTGTGCAGGCTGTCGTCTATGGCTTTCATGGCGCGCTGCCATTTCTCGTCGTCAATTTTGTAGCTGCGCAGGGCAAGCACTTTGGCGGTGCTGATATTGCCTTCTTTGTTTACGTCAAACGCCTGCTGCACAATGGTTTTCAACTCTTGGCGGCTGTCTTGCGTCCACTCGGCTAGGCACTCGTCTATCAGGGCTTTGGCAGCAACCAGCCGCTCGTCAAAGCTTAAAACGTCTGCCATCGCCACGGTTACGCGCAGGCTGCCGTCAAAGCTGTGCAGGGTTACATTGCCTTTTTTGCTGGGTTTTACGCCGTATTTTTCAGCCGCCAGCTCCACAAAGGCGCGCACATCTTCAATGCCGCCGCGCCGCGCCTGCTCCAAATCGTGCATGGCGGTTTCTACGGCAAAAAATATCTCCTGCACCAGCTCGTCGCGCGCTAAATCAATCGGCTTGATATTGGCAATCGGCACAAGGTTGCCGCGTGCGTCTTGGCGGTATTGGGTTAAGTCTAGGTCTTGCATAGGGTGTCTCCTAAAATTTTTTACTTCGGGTTAGTCGGTTCAACATCTGCGCCACCTGCGCCTTGGCGATTTCGCGCTCGGCGGCGCTGGGCGGGCTGCGCTTGTTTTCCAGCAGGGCAGATATGGGCGGCTCGGTGCGCGGCGGAATTTGCTTAATCAGCTGCGCGGGCTGCGCCCATTTTTCCGCTTGGCTGATGAGCCTGCGAAAAGCTGCGGGCAAGCGTGCGCCATCGGTTTCAGGCTGCCATGCCCATGTGATTGGCGTGAGTGCTTCTTCCCATACCATCGCCAGCGCGCCGATGGTGTCGGCAGGCGGCGAGCCTTGCAGCCGCAGCACCAACAGCTTTTGCAAGCCGTCTATCATTTGGTTGTATGCCCAGTCGGGCATTTTGGGCGGGGCAGTCATCGGCGCATTCCTTGCAAGGTCATGGCGGCGTTGAGCGTTTGGCTGCTTGGGTTTTCAGGCTGCCTTTGCTCGGATGCGGCGGGCAGCGTTTGCAAGCCTTGCCCTTGCCAACTGCTTATCACTTCATATAAATAACCGTGCGACTTTAAGGGCAGT